TCGCCCCACATCGCTATCAGCGCGTCCAGGAACACCACCTCTTCCCCGTCCACGAACCACCGTTCTCCACCCTCGTCCACGGAGAAGATGATGGAGCACCCCGTCACGTCACCCCGCTCCACGCTGACCACCAGGTCGCGGCCGTAGCTGGTATCCGGCACCATCACATCGAACCGCACGCCTTTCTCGTCTTCCTCGAGCGTCAGCGTCCCCGCCCGGTTCCGCCCCAGGATGTAGCTGGAGTTGTGGTCCCGCAGGGAACGGATGTCGTCACGCTTGATGGAATCGGTAAACGTGCCGGGCTTGAACAGCTCCCGGAACCCGCCAAGGTCCACGCTGAGTTTGTCGTAGACCGCGCCAAGCCCGGAAAGCCGCTGCTCCTCGTCGTCTTCACCGGCGGCGCGCAGCTCCAGCTTGCCCAGCACCTCCAGGCCGAACGTCCGCAGCTCGCGGTCGCCGGCCACCAGCACGTCACTATCGTTTTCGTTCATGTCCTCATACCTGTTTTCCAGGTCGTTCGGTTTCGGCATCTCGCCCACCTCCGCTCCCCTGTATTCCTCCCTTTCGCAAAGGGAGGTCAGGAGGGATTTATTTTTCGTGAAATAGCTCCCCGCTCATCCTGAGCCTGTCGAAGGAGACCGGGGGAGTTCCTCCGATAGAAAAGCCCCCGATTCTCATCGGGGGCTGATTGTCATGCACCGCTGCCGGGCCGCTACTTGCGTTTACCCGCTTTCTTCGTCGGCGTATTTTTTAAAGTGAGGATGGGGTTTGCCGTCTTGCTTTTTCTCGAAGTGCAATCCTTCACATTTGAAGCACCAGAATTTCCCTGCCGGGATAGCATCCGGTTTCTCTTTGTGAGGCTTGGCTTCCGCTGCCGGTGCCCGGGCAGCTGCCTCTTCGGCTTTCGCCGGCGCCAGCTTTTCCTCCTGCTCGTCCGCCCAGTTTCGGACCGGCTTCAGTTTCTCGGCCGGTACCCCGAGCCGCTCCAGGATGTTGGCCAGTCCCCTGACCTTCTTGATGCTTAATATCGTTGTCATGATAATATTCCTCCCTTATTCTTCTCCGGAGCGCCGGTCTTCCCAGCCTTCCAGTACCGTCCCTATCTCGCCCGGCTCCACGCCGTCCAGCAGGTCACGCGACCGCCTTATATATTCAGACGCGTACGCCGCGGCACCATCGCCTATCGCCGGGATGGCTTCCTTGACGATGTAGGACGTGAAATCCCGGTAGAACTCATCCAGCCACGGCCCGAACCGCTCCGGCTCCCGCGCCGCCCCCCGCAGCAGATTCCCCTTTTCCCGCTCGGCGATCCGCCGCGTCAGCTCCCCGAGGTCACCCTCGCGAAGCTCCTTCGGCTTCATCGCTTCCCGCGCCTGCCCCGCCGCCACCGCGTCCACCAGGTCCATCGGCGTCATGTTCGCCTGGATGTAGTACCGGTCACCGCCCGGGTCCTCGATCGGGTTCATGTTTTCCTTCTCGCGGATGTCGTTGGGGCTGAGTGCCCCCATGTAGAAGAGTTCTTTGTAGAGCGCCGCCCGCGCCGCACTGTCGGCCTTCAGCAGCGCGTCCTCCAGGAACTCGGTGAAATATATCCGGCGGTCTTCCGGCAGTATCAGCTTCCGGTTGCAGACCTGCTCCCAGCGCCGGAACCACGGGCCCATGGCGTACTTCAAGAACTCCAGCGCCAGGTGCTCGATGTTGTTGAACGTCGCCCGCTCCAGGTCCTTGAGCATGTGCACCGGCAGGTTGAGGAGCTGCGCTATCTCCACGATGGAGAACCTCCGGCTCTCCAGGAACTGCGCGTTGTCCGGCGGGATGCCTATCTCCTTGTACGTGATGCCCTCGTCCAGGATGGCCACCCGGTGGCCCTGCTCCAGGCCACCGTAGGCGTCCTCCCAGCTGTCCCTCATCCTCTCCTTGGCTTCCTTTTTCAGCTGGTTCGGATGCGTGATGATCGCCCCCGGCCGTGACCCGTTCCCGAAGAACTTTCCCGCATTCTTCTGCAGCGCCATCGCCAGTCCCAGCGTTTCCCGCATGAGGAATACCGGGTCGTACCCGATGACGCCGTTGAAGCCGAATCCCGCCAGGTGCATGACCCGGAAAGCCGGCAATATCTTGGTGGTCCCGTCCGAGACAGTGTAAGCGTAGATCAGTTCGTGCGTCCGGTCGTCGCGGCCCACTTTCATCTTGGAGACATCGAGCGGCCACAGCGCCCGCGGCTCTCCGGCTTCCATGTCCCAGTCTATCTCAGCGAAGGCGTTTCCCCAGGATACCGCGTGACCTTGCATCGCGGACTTGAAGCTGATGGCGTCCATCTCCGGGTTAGGCTGGTCGTGGAGGAGGAGGTAGAGGGTTTCTTCCACCGCCCGTTCCTTGCCGCGCCGCCCGGGCTCCCGGCCCCGCATCACCCGCCGGTACATGATGAGGGGCACCTGCCCCGTCGTCTCGGATAAAAGCCGAAGTCCGTCGAAATACGTCACGTGCCGCAAAGCCGTGACCTGAGAAACGTCCACGCCGGTCGACGTCGGCACCCCGTAAACTGCCATGTTCATGTCCCGGTCGAGGTCGGCCAGGGAATAACGCTGCTCGATGAATCCGGCTATCTTACCGCCCATCGCGCCTCCGCAATCTGGCTCCGAGCACGCCCAGGGACAGACACAAAAGTCCCATCACGATGAGCGCCGCCGGCCAGTAGATGAACCAGATCCCCGCGCCAATCATTCCCACGCCACCAACCGTCAGCACATCGTCGATATCGATGAGCCTCTTCAACGCGGCGCCGGCCGCTTTCAGGAATCCCCTTGCTTTTTCCGCGAATCGTTTCATATTATCGTCAGCCCCTCTTCTTCGTACGCGCTGCGGAAATTCTCGCCTTCGTGCCGTATCGCCCGGTCCAGCGCCATGATCAGCGCCACCGCCCCGTCGATGTACTGGCTGGCCTTGGCCTTGTCCGGCTTCACGTTCCCGGCCGGGTCGGTCGTCACCACCAGGTTGTCGATGTTCCACCGCAGCACCGGGTTCCCCCCGTGCCGCAACCGCTTCTCCTTCTCCAGCACCATGTTGATGAGGGCCGTCGTCGCCGGCGACATACTTTTATAACCCTGCCCGAAGGGGATGATGAGCGGGTGCCCTGCCCCGGCTTTCTTCTCGTCCACCGCGAACCCTTCGTCCTGGAGGTCGTTGATGAGCAGCACCGAACCCCACCGGTCGTAGGCCAGCTCCTTGATGTCGTAGAGTTTCCGGAGCTGGTTCAGCTCCTGGATGATGTAGCGGTAATCGGTCGTGGCGCCGGGCGTTACCTTCACCAGCCCCCGCTTGACCCACTTCGTAATCTCGACGTCCCCGCGCTTCTCGTGTTCCCAGACCGTCTCTTCCGGCATCCAGAAACGCATCAGGACGTCGTAGGAACGCAGCACATCGTCCGTTTCCTCGTTGAAAACGGTTTGTTCCTCCGGAAAGACCAGCGCCAGGGAAGTCAGGGCGATCGTCCGCGCCAGGTCCAGCCCGGCGTAGCATACCCGCCCGACGAGTTTGTCGAGGTCGACCTTCCCGCCGCAGTCGTCCCAGTGCCGCAGCGGTATCGGCTTGACGGCCGACTTCACCCACTGGTTGAGCCGCAGCTGGCGGAAGTTGTTCTCCTTGGCCGGGTTCTTCTTCGCCTCCCGGAAGTGGTTCCGCACCTTCTCGATGTCGATGATATGACCGAGCGACGGGTTACACCGCTTCCAGACCTTCTCGTCTTCCCAGTCCTCGTCGTCCCCTATCCCGAAGATGACGGCGTAGAACGTCGGGTCATGCTCGAGGCCGCAGAGTATCTTCCGGGCCTTCTCGTGCAGCTCCCAGCAGATGCTGGTGCGGTCGGTCCCGGCTGTCGTCAGGAGGACGAATAACGGCTGCTCCCGGGCGTCGCCGCTGCCTTCCGTCAGCACGTCGTAGAGGCGCCGGTCGGGCTGGGCGTGCAGCTCGTCGAAGACATATCCGTGGACGTTGTACCCGTGTTTCGAGTAGGCCTCGGAGGAAACCACCTCGTAGTAGCCGCCGAGTTCGTAATTGACGATGCGCTTGGTGCTGTCGATGACCTTGCCGCGGAGATGGCCCTCGTCATCTTCCTGGAGGGCCGGCTCCCACTGGAACATCTGCTTGGCCACGTTATAGACGATGCCGGCTTGTTTCTTGTCCGCCGCCGCGCTGTAGACCTCCGGTCCCGGCTCACCGTCCCCGAAGAGGAGGTAGAGCGCGATCGCCGCCCCGAGCTCGGACTTCCCGTTCTTCTTCGGGATCTCGATGTAGACGGTGTTGTAGAGCCTCTTACCGTTGGCTTTCAGCGTCCCGAAGACGTCCCGGATTATCTGCTTCTGCCAGGGCAGCAGCTTGAACAGCTGCCCGGCCCATCTCCCCTTGGTGTGCCGCAGGCACTCGATGTAATCGACCGCCCGCCGCGCCGCTTCCTCGCTGAAATAACAGCCCCGCGGCAGCTTCCGCTTCCGCCCCACAGCGTATATACCACCGGGCGGTTTTGATCTTCGCTTCGTCCCGGTCTTCCCGGTACTGGTCTTGGCCACTTGTCGAACCGCTCCTTTAATTCACCAGGTCGCGGTTCGCCTCCATGAGCCGCTGCATCGGTGACCGGGCTTTTTCCTTGCCGCCGGCTTCCCCCGTCACCCGGGTCCGGCTGGCCGGCGTCATCCCGAATTCCACCAGGAACTTGTGCATCAGTTCCATGGCCTGTTTCCGGACGGACAGGATCGGCTCCATGATAGCGTTGCCGTTACTCGTCATCACCACCATGCCGTTCGAGGGCAGCTTCCGCTGGTCGTACGGTTTCTTCCTCCGCTCCCTCAAAGCCTCGCGGTACTCGCGCCGCATCCTGGCCATCTCCCCTTCCACCTCGATGAACTGCCCGTAAGCGGAGCAGTACGCCTCGAGCGCCGCGTGGTCGATCTTCGTCAGCAGCCCCAGCCGGTACAACTCCGGCGTGATCCGCTTCCATTCCAGGCGGCCAGGCCCTTTCAGGTACGCCGGACACTTCGGTTTGCGCGCATCGAGAGCCGGCTTAGGCTCAGTTGCCGGCAGCGGCCGCTTCCCGGCGTTCCCCTCGATCTCTTTTATTCTGCTCGGCTTCTTCGCCGGTCCGGGTTTCATGGTTCCTCACATCCAGGCGCCACGCCTGGCGGTTTACATTTCGGGTAATATTTCGACGATTTTTAACAGGGTTATCACCGGCACGCTACTTAATTTCCGCGCCCGCGTGACCCCCCCCTGCTCTAACCTGCGATTTCTCGCGCGCAGT